CGGCACGGGTGCATTCGCCCAGGTCGTCCCTGAAATCGAGTTCGGTGGACGCGCCGGTCGTCGCCGCGCTGCTCTCGAAGATCGTCTTGGTGGAGAAAATGCGCGGCATCGCGTGGCCTCCGAAGAAAGGAGAAGGGCCGCCCGGGCGGACAGCCCTTCCCTATCAGCCCGAATACTGGGCGGTTCCGAACAGCCCGTCCGTGGTGTCCGGGTCGGCGGACCAAATCCGCATATCCAGAACCTTGGTCGCGTCTGCGGCGGACTGGACGCCGTAGTAGCCACGAACATCGCCCGACTTGGCCGACCCGGTGGTATCGGCGGCCGAGAACCCGGACGAGGTCGTGATGAGTGCGCCGTCCCAGTAGATATCCACGTCCGACCGTTTGGCGACCTTCAGCGGGAAGCCGAAGCGATCCCCGGAGCCCACCGCCACCGTCCCCGCCGATGCCGTGTTGATCGCGACCTGCGTCACGGTCTTGAACATCTTGGGGGAGGTCGTCACCGAGGCGTTCGGCCCGGCCGTCGTCCAGACCAGCGTGACGCCGTAGGTGTCCTTGCCGGTCACGGTGAAGTTGCGGCCGGACTCGTCCCCGTTGGTCGTGATCGTGACCGCTCGGGGAACGTCGAGCGTGGCCGTCCCGCCGGACGCCAGCGACCCGTTGATGGTGAGGTTCCCAGCCGCAGCGATGGACTGGATGGCGCAGACCGCACCCGTGGCAATGGCCGCGGGCGTGATCGTGTAGCGCTGCGCGACGACGACATCGAGGCCGCGGACCCCATACCGGGACCCCCGACCCTCGGCGCGGCCGACGCGCAGGTCAGAGAAATGCGTGACGTTCGGCATTTGATTCCCCTTTCGTCAAGAACGAGAGGGCGGAGCCGAAGCCCCGCCCACCATCGTCAGGCGCCGGCAGAGCCGTAGACGCCCAGGGGATCGGAGAAGCCGAAGCTGTACCGCTCCGAGAAGTTCACCTTCATCGAGAAGGTGTCATCGTCCTCCGTCATCCGCTTCTTCATGCCGGAGCGCTTGAAGTGGATCAGGGAGTGGTCGACGTCGGTGCGGATGAACCACGCGTCGGGGTCCGTCAGGTACTGGTTCACCATGTACCCTTCGGGGATCATGTTCGACGTGACGAGGAAGTTCACGTCGTTGTTGGCCGTGTCGACCCGAAGCTGGGTCTTCAGCAGCCGCTCGGCCGTCGACATGAGCGCCGGAGGGACGATGAGCTGCTTCGGACGGGCCGCGAACAGCTTGCCGCCCGAATCCTTCCAGGCCGACAGCGCGACATACATCGCGTCGAGCGCGGATTCCGACAGGTCGACGGAGGCCGTGTTCGAGTTGGTGTAGACGCCGACCGGGTGGTCCGTGGCGCAGAGCGCCTTGCCGTCGCCGCCGGCATAGGAACCGGCCGTGAAGGCGTTGTTGAGGACCGAGGCGCCCTTGATCTCCTTGGTGATCGCCATGGACCGGCCGATCGAACGGGCGTAGCGCATCGCACCGCGCTCGTAGAGATTGTCCTCCATCGCCTCTTCGGTGATGATGAAGCCCTTCGCGACCGTCGTGTGCTGGTAGCGAACGGTGTACTCCTCACCCCACTGCTCGTAGGTGACGGACGAACCCTCGGCCTTGTCCGAGGCGAGCCCCGGGGCGCCGAGCTTGACGTCCTCTTCCCAGGCCCGTTCCGAGGACATGACCTGGAAGATCTTGTCCCAGGTCTTGGGAACCTGGTTGTAGCTGTCGCCGAAGAGCGCGTTGATGCCCGGCACCAACTGCTTGGCGATGAGGGCACGATTGATTGCCATCTCTCAGCCCCCCTAGATGCCGGTCGTGGTCTTGTAGAAGTGCTCGTTGATGAGCACCTCGACCTTGGCGTAGTTGCCGACCTCGTTGTCCGCTCGCGGAACGAAACGGAGGATGCGGAGGTTGGCCGTCGCCGTGGTGCAGGTGGAGGTGTCGACCTCCTCCTTGCTGAGACCCGTGACGGTCGATCCGGTGTGGGTCGAGATGAAATCGGCGTTGGTGCCGATATCGGCCTGTGCCGGCGTGTTCGTGTCGCTGTCCTGCTGCATCTCGAAGATGACGTCGGGCGCGTCGATGACGAGCGCTTCGGCATCTTCCGAGTTGAACGTGGCAGTGGACGCCGGCCAGTACTTCGAGAACACCACCTCGCCGCTGGAATTGCGGTAGCTGACGCCTTGGAAGACGCCGAGGATGGTGTTGCCGGCCGCGGCCAGTTCGACATAGCCGGTCGCCGTCATCTTCACGAAGTCGCCGAAGTAGATCGTGGTGTTGTAGGCGGAGGCGATCAGGTACTTCCCGAGGGCGCCGTTATACGGCGAGCCGTCGAGATGCTTGATCGGAACCGCCCCACGGGGTGCGTCGGTATTCGCCATTTTGGCGCTCCATCGCTAGGGGTGGAGCGCGTCACGAAACGGGGCGAGCTGCGTTGCTACCCGAACTGTGCGGGTCGTCGGACGCGCTGAACGGTGGTCGAGTGTTCCGAGCGATCCGAGAACGGCATGGCCCGCTCTTGCGGGATGTCGACCGCCTGATGGGCGCCGACGTTCTGCCGATGGGCGAGGTCCGCGTAGTGCCGATTGCGCTGCTGCACCAGCGTCGCCGACGTGGTCATCAGCACGAGGTCGCCCTTGTGCGTCACGACGTCGTCAGGCGCCACCGCGGCGGCGGCAATCAGGTTCTTGTACGGCGGGAACTCGGGATACTCGGAGTATCGGACCGGCCGGTATCCTGTACCGACGCGGGACCGATATTTCGCCTCTTCCTTCGAGACCCAGCGCAAGTGCTCGCCCGCGCGGGCCGGAGGGGTCATGGCGTTGATGTCGTTGGGATCGCGGAACAGAACCTCGTCGAGTTCCGTCGCTTCGCGATCCGACATGGTGCGGTCCGAAAGGGATCGCTCGTCGCGCTGCTTCATCGTGTTGTTCTCCTTCACCGCCCGGTGCCCGACGCCTGCTTCTCGCGGGCGTAGGACTTCGGGTTGATGCCGTGCCGTTCGCAGAAGGCCATGTCCTCAGCGGTGAGGGTGACCTGTCTGGTCTGTCGTGGCGGGCTGGTGGAAGGACGGGAGACGCCGGCAACAGCGGAACCGGCGGCCCGGGGCGCCCCACCCGGACGAACCGGGTTGACGGGGCGGAAATCGGAGTGAATGGCCTTCAGGGCCGAGTTGAGCTTGTCGTAGTAGTCCGGCTCGTCGGGCGTATAGCCCTGCGATTCCAGACGCTGCGCGATCGAACGGGCGTCGTTGAGCCGCGTCGGGTCGGCGTTGAGCCAGGCGGTCTGCTCGTTCGCCCACTTCTCGGCCGCTTCGTGCAGGCGTGCCGGGGGCTGCATCGGCTGCCGCATCTGGGGCGGCGGCATCTGCGGCACCTGCTGCGGCATCTGGGGCCGCTGCTGATGGATCATCGCCCGGCGCTGCGCGATCTGGTGCAGTTCCGGACCCAACTGCATCATGGTCGTGTCGATCCGCGAGATATCGTCGGATCGACCCTCGTCCATGGCCCGCTTCTTCTCGACGGTGAGCTGCTGCTGCACCGCCTGGAGGTACATGAAGCGGTTTTCGACGGCCTGTGCTTCCAACTGCACCCGCGCCATCGCCAGCGCCTGCCGCTCGTGGGCGAGCTGCTGGTTGTGATGGTGCAGCGCCTGGGCGGCGGCAATGGCCTGGTCGCGCTCCTGCCGCAGACGCTCGCGGACGCGCGCGGAACGGCTCTTCGGCCCGCGCGGCTCTTCCGGTGCGTCCTCGGCGTCGCCCGTCTCGGGAGCGTCGTCCCCACCCGGAACGCCGTCATCGCCCTCCACGGGCGGTTTTTCGGGCTCCGGTGGGGCGTCCGAAACGACGATCTCGAAATCGCCGCCGGTATCGTCGGAGTCACTGCCGATGGGGACAGAATCCGCCCCCTTCGGAAGGTCATCCTTCCGTTCAAATTCGCTCAACAGATTGTCCTTCGGGTTTGGCCGGGATTATGCGGGCCGGCCGGGCCGCTAGAAGCGCTTGTGGATCAGGAATATCGCGGCAGCGCCAATTCCGAGCGCCACCAGAACCGCGATGACGGACAGGAACGCCTTGATGGTGACCGGGTCGACGGCCATCAGTACGACGCCGGCTCTTCCGGCCCCCAATTCCCGAGGATGCGATCGTCATGGACGAAGGCGTATTCCTCACGCTCGGGGCCGATGTGGATGCGGCGCTCCTGGTAGCGGTTCCACTCCACCCAATCGCCGATCTGGCAGTAGGGGCCGGTCGGGAACCGGGGCGATCCGTCCTGATGGTTGCCGGTGAACGCATCGGGGCCGAGGGCGACGACGAGGCCACGGGCGGATTTCGCCTCCGCGGCTTCCTTGCTGTCGTCAGGCAGGAAGATGCCGCCCTTGGTCCGCTCCTTGGCCGGCTGCATCTTGACGAGGATTTGATAGCCGCAGGGCTTGATGGGGGGTTCGCTCATTCGTCGAAGGGGTCTTCCGTAACCGCCTTGAGGGCTTCCTTCGCGTCTTCCAGGGCGGCGCTGTAGGCGCGAAGCTCTGCGACCAATTCCCGATACCGGGCGTGATCGTCTACACCTCGGGTAATCAGAAGCGTGGTGCGGTCGACCCGGTCGCGAAGCTTGGCTTTGAAGATGTCGATGACGTGATCGGCGGGCGTCACGGACGCTGCTCCTGCCTCGTCTGCTGCATCATCCGTGCGGCATGGTCAGCGTTCAGCTTCTGCCCCTGCATCGCGGACTGCTGGTGCCGCTGGGCGACGCCCTCACGAAGCTGGGCCTCCAGCGCGAGTTGCGCCTGATCTTCCTGCTTCGTCAGCTTCTCGTATTCCAGAGCGATCTTGTCGGCGTGCTGGGCCTGATCGACGAGAAGTTCCTTGTCCTTCTCGCGCGCCTGAACCGCAATCTTCTCGCGCTCGCGCTCGTCCTTGAGCTTGACGTCCTCGGCGTTGGTCTGCGCCTGGATCATCGCGGGGTCGGTCATGCCGGGAGGCAGCGGAACCATCGCCTTGATCTTCGCCACGACGTTCGCCATGGCCTGTGCCGTCTGCTTGGCAAACAGGTTCTCCATCTGCGGCGGCATCGGCTGGCCCGGAGGCGGAAGCTGCGGCGGGAGGCCCTGCATCTGCATTGCCGGCGCCGTGCGCGGGTCTTGCGCCATCTGGCCGTACTTGGCGGCCTGCTCGGACCAAATCCCCCACATCTCGTGCTCGACCGCGTGGCGGAACACGATCTGCCCGGCGGGAGATTGCGCGAAGCCGGGGATTTGCAGCATCAGGAGATGCGCGGTGCAGTGGGCCTCGTGGTCCTGATCGGGTCGGACCTTCAACTGCATCCCCTGCGAGGCCGCCATGTTCTCCGAGTTCGGATCGCCCGTGTAGGGCTGCGGAGGATCGGGGGTCAGGATCGCGTCCGCGTCGTCGATACCCGCGCGGCGCAGCGACCGCTTGAACACCTCCTTGACGTTGAACAGACCGGGCGGCGCCGAGGACGCCAACTGCATCTCGAATTGAGCCTTGGCGATCCGCTGCGTTGCCGTGAACGACTTCGGGTCCGATACCGGGACCACGTCCACCCGCTGGTCGAAATCCTGCGCCAGGACCTGCTGCTGTCCGCCCTTGACGGGGAACGGATAGCCCTCCTGCGGGGCGTGCTCCGCGACCTGCTCGGCCAGCAACCGGAACTCCTTCCGCTGCGCCTGATGCATCCGCTTGTGGATCGAGGACTGGATTTGCGCGTGGTTCTCGATCAGCGCGAGGACCGTGCCCACGGGCTGCTGAGTGGACCCGTCGCCGATCTCCGCATCCGCGATCGAGGTCAGCCGCTGGCCCGCGTCGATGATCCCCGTCATGAGGTTCATCAGCGTGGCCGAGGGCTCCTTGTACGGGAGCGGGGCGAACATCTGCGAGACAGGCTTGGTCGGGTCGAGGACGTCGATCTCCTTCCACTCGCCCGGCCCGATCGGAACGTTGTTCTGCTCCGGCTTCCCGCCCTTGGCCTTGAACCCGCCGGGGAGATTGGCGAACTGGCCGGCATCCACCAACTGCCGCAGCAGCGAGGTCGAGGCCCGCGCCAGCCCGCCCGCGATGTGCAGGAGGCCGTAGCCGTAGCAGCCCAGCCCCGGCAGATAGCGATAGTGGACGAAGTAGGACCGGCGCTTGAACTGCGGATCGCCCTCGCGCCAGGACCGGCGGATCGACAGGACCACCTGGGATTCGTTGTCGATCGAGACGACGTAGGGCACGGCCAGCCCGTCCGGGTGCCGGGCGGGGTCCTCGGCGATGTCCAGCTCGGTGTGGACCTCGTAGACCTTGCGACGGGCCGAAGGGTCGGATGGCGTCGGCTCGACGCCCTCGATGTCCTGCGCCTTCTCCGCCAGCGGGCCGGGGTCGGCCTCCTGCGTGACGGGGATCAGCTCGATATCGCGGTAGAACCCGGCGAGCTGGAGCCGCTTGATCTCGTTCGGCGTGTAGAGCAGTTCGTCGGTGACCCGCGGGGCGGTGTCGATATCCGCGGAGCCGTAGCTGACGATGATCTGGTCGGGGTGCTTGTACCGCGACATGACCATCTGCAAGGCCGGGTCCCACCAGACCTTGCGGAACACGCTGCCCAGGATCGGCAGCCACAACAGCATCTGGTCGAAATCCGGGTAGTATCCCTCGTCCTGCTCGGTCAGCAGGTAGTTGAGATAGTCCCGGACCCGCTCGGCCTGGTCGCGGACCTGGTCGTTTTCCTGGCCGATGATGACGGTATCGACCGGCCCGCCCTCGGGGAACATCTCCGCGATGGCGCGGGCCTGGAATTTGATCGCGGCCTCGGTGATGAGCGGATAGGTGACGCCGCAGGCGCCCTCGAACGGCTTGGATCGCGGGGTGTTGATGAACCCCAGCAAGTCCATCCCGTCCTTGATCGCCTTCTTCCAGTCCTCGCGGCTGTCGTCGTCGGATCTGACCGCGTCGAGCACTTCGGAGCCGATCTTGCGGAGTGTTTCGTCGGGCAGAAGTTCGGCGAGGTTGGCGTCCCACTCGGCCGCTTCGATGCCGGGCTCGTCGACGAATTCCTCGCCGTCGAGATTGACGATGGCGCCGCCGTCCTCGGTCGGGGTCAGGCTGGGGCTCGGTCCCTCAAACGGTTCATCGGGCTCTTCGATGAGGAACTGAGTTGCCATCTAGCCTC